AAGAGGAGGTCACCGACCCGCTTCTCCTTCTTGATCTTCAGAGCTCGGCCGACCTTTCGGGCGAGTCGCTCTTCCTCAGATCCAGGGAACTGACTGTCTCGGATGTCCTCCATCGGAATGGAATCTTCGAGGCCATAGATGTTCGCCTTGCCGGTCGTGTTGGTTCGGGCGAAGCTGGCGATCTGCTCGCGAGGTGTGCCCGGTGCCCGAAGTGCACCCTTCGAGGCATCGCCCATGTAGTTCCGAGTGTTCTCGATCAACAAAGTGAAGGAGCGCTCGGGGATGCTGATCGGCTCGAGCACTTGGTCGGCGATCAGCTGACTGTCGCTCGGCACGGCCGAAAGAGCCAGTGACGACAGAATCTCGTCGACTGGATGAAATGATGAATAACCTGGCATGATCTACTCCTTAGGCCCGATGGCCGATGGTGCCGGTGAACATGACCGAGATCTGGTCGTCGGCCGCGGCAGTTGGTTGGGCCGCACTCGGCACCCATTGAGCGACACAATACTCGGTGCCAGCACCGGCGGCCCAAGTGATCAGGCGCCCTTGGGCGTCGACCATGAGATTGTAGTCGGCGGCGTTGGTTGAATCCAAGGCGGCGCCGGCGATGGCCGTGGTCATCCCGAAGATCACCGTCCGGATGTTATCGGCGGCGACACCTGAGACCTGAGCAACCCCGCAAACCGACTGCTCGGTCGCCGCGGTCGCCTGCTCGATCTTGCCATCGGCCGCACCCTTAACGACCTTGAACTCGCCGACGGTGCCATTGCATAGACGGGTCCGCTCGACCCGATGATCATTTTGACCGGCCATCTTACCGACCTCCCTTCATCGCCTGTAGGTACTCATCGGCATGATTCTCTCGGTACAGCTTCAGCGCGGTCGCGTAGTCAACCGACCTATCTTCAGCCAACTTCTTGACACTCTTATCCACCGAGGCCCGGGTCGGCTGCTCGGGAGCCCCGTACCCATGGCCGAACTCGGAGAGGTTGACGGCGCTGTTCGCCGGCCGAGTTTCAAACATCTCGGCGAATAACTTCCGGTCGAGATTGTATAGGCGTTCGGCCGACCCAACCTCGGCGGGTGAGATCTTGCCGAGCTCACAGAGCTGTCGGATCTTCGCCTGCCGGCGCTCCGCCTTCTGGTCTCGGCGGATGCTCGCGAGCTCATCACTTAGCCGTTTGATCTGGCCTTGTTGCTCGGAGAGTAGGAGGCGCTCGCGAAGCTTCACCTCTTCCTTCTCCTCATCTTCCTCGACGACCTCTTCGGCCGCTTCGACTTTGTCCTCATCCTTCTCATCTTCTTCGGCGGTCTCGCCCTCGGCCATCGCCGATGCCTTCATCGACTCAAGCTCAGATCGGAGTCGCTCAACCTCAGCCTCCAAGGCTTCCTTCTCGGCTCGGATCGCTTCGACCTCCGAGGCATCGCTCGCCCCGGCCGCCATGTTCTCATTTTCCATGGGTCCCTCACTTAGTGTGATCTTGGTTAGTTTGTCGACCGTTTGCTGCGGTCTCGGTGTCAATGAGATGGCGAGGATCTGACCGTTGCCGACCCGAGATCCATCTCGTCGATCATAGACGTCGCCTTGAAGGAACTCCGGACTAGACCAGAGTGGTGACGACTCGTTGACCAACTTTTGGCCCCGATCAGAATAGGCCGGCACGCACCAAAGGCAGTCGGCCTCGATATACATGTCAACGATCTGACCGAGTGAGATAGTATTTTCAATAGGCGCCTGGTCATCGCTCGATTGATGGCACCAGTCAATGATGACCGGGTCGAGGTCTCGGCGGGCATGGTAGACCCTGACCAACTCCTTGATGAGATCCGGAGTGATGACCCCGATCTCCTCGCCGGTCATCCTCGATGAGATCGGGCCGCAAGCCAATGTCTTGAAGGGCTTGCCGACCGTCAGGTCGTCGTCGACGCTGACCTCGACGTCGCGGTCGCCGGTGACCACCTCGGAGTAGGCGACGGCCTTCATCTCCGAGAGCTTCTTCGCGGCGACGATCTGATCGGTCCGATAGTTGTGACCGACTAGCCACTGCCGGAAGTCGCCGACCGATAACCGGGTCGAGTCACCTCGAACGGTCTGAACCGCATACTTCTTTGAGTCCGCCAATCGACCAACGATCATGACGATTCCGCCGTCGCCGGTCCGCCGCTTCAAGGTCATCTTGTCGAACCGGTTGGGCGGCAGCTGCCTGGCGCTATGCTCATTTGGTAGAGGCATGTAACCCCCTTCTTAATCTGATGTACTGCTCGGCGAGTGCGGTCGGCGCCGCGCCGGCACCCATGCCCGCCGAGGTCCGCTCGAGCGCGCTCCGCTGATTCTCCTCGGTCAGCTCAGAGGTCACCCCGATCCGCTGTCGGATCGCTGACTCGAGCTCGTCGTCGGGTGTCAGTAGTCCGCCGGTAACCAGCGCCGGCAGGTTGATGAGAGACTCCGCCAGCTGATCCGAGTCGAGCCCGGTGTGAACCAGCCGAGGCAATTGGGCCGGCCGGATGTGAGCGCCGAAGTTGAACCGGGCGAGCCGGCCGATGGTGCCACCTCCGGCCCGGTCGGGTCCGCTGACCGCGTTGCTGACTGTGTCCAATAGGTTGACACATGACCGCCTAAAGAGGTTGGCATGTACCTCACCAACCGACCTCGACCCGGTGTCGGTGACTCCGAGGTTGATCATCTGAGTCATCATCGACGTCGCGATCTGGGTGTCACACATGGCGATAGCCGCCTCGACCCCTCCGACGTTCAGCTCGCCCGAGGCCCCATACGACTCGAAGCTGACGACGGCGCTCGGCTCAACTAGGTAGGATGACTCGGCCGAGACGTAGGCAAGGGCTTGAGACTCGGCTTGGTCGATCAACGCTTCGACCTGTTCTTGGTTGTACCCTCCGGCTTCAGCTGCCTCGCGGTTCACTTTGACCACTGGGGTCGGCACCGCCCAACGCTCGACCCCGATCTGAAGTAGATTCGAGATCCGTTGCTTGGATCGGTAGTGCCAATAGGCCGGCCGGAGTAGGCCGCACCCCTCGAAGTTGGCACCCTCGCGGCCGTGAGTGAGGAGGAGGAGCTTGTTCGCCGGGATAGGGTCCGGTGGCTCGGCGGTGCCGGTCAGTCGTTGCTGAACGCCGTCAAGGGTCTGACCATCTCTCGACAGCCACTTGAGATGAGCCGCCGGGATTCGGTCGGCGTACCGTTCGAGCCAGACTCGGCCGCCGTCTTCGCCGTGGCCGTATCTGTAAAGCTCTTCGGCGTATCTGTATCCATATGGGATATACTCGAGCAGGTAATCAAGCTGAGCCTCCCAGCTCACCGACATCTCGCCGGGATAGCCAGCGAAGCCGAATGCTTGGTTGGCATAGTCGGCGACTTGCCGAGAGGCCGGGTCGGCCTCGTCGCCTGGTATCCATTCCCAATCGGCCGAGAGCAGGGTCTGCTTGATGAGCCGCCAGCTGACGGCGACCATCGGATCAGTCCGAAGCATCGATTGGCATTCAGTGATCCAGTTGACCCCGATGACCTCGGGGTTGAGCTCGATCCCGGAGATCCGGCCGCCCGAGAGTACGGTACCTCGGTTGCCCCTCACCCGATAGTTCGGATGTTCGGCCGGCAGGTAGGGCGCGATCCGTGGTTTCCGCTTGAAGTAATCGAAGAATCCCATTGATGCGCCGTTCAGTTTTGCCAAGGGTTGTCAACCATCTTGTGATATAATATATAAATATTTTTTCAGTAGTTCAATCCATTTGTTGACGAGAGGTTTATAATGATCTTCCGATCCATCATCATCGCCCTCTTTCTCATGCCGGTCTCGGCATCGGCTGACCCGCCCATTCCCCCCGAAGGTCGGACCGAGATCAGCTCGCCCGCCGAGGCTTTCGACCTCGCGACCTTGATGGTCAACGCCTTCCGAAAGAAGAAGTATGGGGTAGCCACTGGCCTCTTCCTTATGCTCTTAGTCTTCGGCGCCCGTCGACTCAAAGCCTTCCGGAATGTGCCGGCCGAGTACACTCCATGGATCGCGCCGGCCCTTGGGATCTTGTTTAGCATTGGCACGGTCTTCGCCGCGGGGCGGCCGCCGGTCACAGCCATCACTCACGGGTTTGTACTCGGCGCCGCCGCTGTCGGTCTCTGGGAGATGGTCGGCCGCTACTTCCTGCCGCCGCCGAGGGGATAGCGCATGCCGATTATGAACTCTGAGGACACTATCGCTGAGCCGGTCCGGCCGTTGAGCACAAGCCATCGGGCCGCCTTGATCACTGCGGTAATCACCGGCGTCTTCGGGTCACTCCAGTCGATGCAAGGTGCCGACGCCGACCGCACCGCCGAACGCTTCGACGCGACTCGGGGTCAGCTCGCCGAGACCTATGACACCCTTGCCGCCAACCAAAACGTGATTGGCGAAGCGCTGACCGAGTTGAGCCGGCGCAACAATGCCCTAAAGAAGCGTGTGCTCGAGCTCGAGCGGACCATCAAGCGCCTCGAGGTTGGCGTCGATGATGACACCCCCCTTATCCTCTTTGAATCGACCCGCCGACCAATTAAGGTCTCGCCCCTTCCGACCCACCGCCCGCTTCTCCAGCCCGAAGTTGAAGAGTGACGAGCACGCCGACACGACTCTCTCGAGGTTCCTTTCTTGGTTAACGTGCCGGCCCGCCCGTGACGCGTGTGTCTAGATCTTCGACGAAAGGTGGACACATGTCCACCTTTTCAAACCGGAAGTGACTTCCGGTTTGAGACGTGATCGCCTAGCCTCATAAATAAAGTGGGGGGGCACACGCCCCCCCGAGCCGACCGACCGTTCATTCAGGTTGAGAGTGTTCGGCCTGCCGGCGGCAAGTTAGATTAAGCGGCGAGACTTGGCGGCGAGCCAGACCGGCGAGCCCGGTACCGGCGGAGGTGTCGAGGTCATCCGCGACCAAGCCATGCGCCAAACAATTGACCCGACCAGGCTCGGGTTGGCCGGCAGGTTGGATCGACACCCGACCCGGCCAACCAGTCGGTCGACTCGCCGCTGAAGGTCGTCGCGAGCTGCCGAGACCCTTGACCCCGGGCCGAAGAGCTCGACCGAGAGCGACGGCCGAAAGGGTATGAGGTTCGACCCGGCGGGCTCCGGCGTTGGCTCGGGGTCAGGGTCAGGGTCGCGATAGTCGAATAGGTTTAGTTGCATCCACTCCCCAGCTCATGCCCGATTAGTTTGAGGTAGGTCCGGATCACCCGTCGAGCGTAGTCGCCGCCGACCCCTTCGCAGCTTCCCCTCGGTCCGGCGTTGTACCTTGCCGCGCCGTCACAATGGCCATAGTCCCTCACTAGCCAATCGGCGATCATCGCTCCACTCTCCCGAAGGTGGCAGTCGCCGCAAGCTGAATATTTTCGGTAGGTCTGCATCGATGACCTTGCCCCCTTCGACGAGACCTTGTCTGGGTTGAGACCTGACTCGACGACGCCGGTCGCGATCACCCAGTGGACGTCAAGACCTCGACGCTTGGCTATCCGATAGAGTCGAGTGCACTCGGCGACTGACCGGCCCAAAGAGTTCAGCGCCCACTTTGTTTGATAGGTGGATGACTGCTCGGTCACTGACTTGCCCGCGTGTACCTCGAAGCTGAGGAAGGCGGCGAGTAAGCATAGGTGCATCAAAACGGGATCGGGTCGTCGCCTGTCGGTTGGGCGACGTGACTTGTCTTGTGTTGGATCGGAGGTTGGGCAGGTGGTTGCTGAGGTTGGGCCGGTGGTTGAGGTTGGGTCCATCCGCCTTGCTGAGGTTGGGCCGGTGGTTGAGGTTGAGCCCATCCGCCTTGATTGGGCGGAGGCTGACCCCATCCGCCTTGATTGTGCTGGGTCGGTGGTTGCTG